AAATACAACAGGAATACGGCTTAACATTACGCGCACGAAGCAAAATTGTAACCATTCCGGAAGATCCTAACGCTGAATCCGCCCTTGATGACTTCTTAAACAGGAGCAGAAGATAATGAAATTATACTATCAATATGCCAAGGATGTAAATTCCAAACGGATAGTTGCAGGAGAGCTCATGAAGTTGGCCTGTGAACGCTTTGAGTCATTCCTTCTTAGGGATGATTTGGCGTTTTACGAAGACAAAGTTGATATAGTTATTGACTTTGTTGGCATATTGAAGCACTATACCGGCCGACATAAAGGCCAGTCTTTCATCCTACAGGCATGGCAGCAGTTCATCGTTGCCTCCATTTATGGGTTCTACATAAAGGAAACAGGGGAGCGATTAACACAATCTGTATACATTGAGATAGGAAGAAAGAATGGAAAGACTGCTTTCGCTGCTGCTTTATGCTTATACCACTTGATTGCTGATGGGGAAAGTGGTGCTGAAGTTCAGTTGGCCGCCAACAGTAAGGACCAGGCAAAGGTAGCTTTTAAGATGTGCTCAGCATTTACGCGTGGGATGGATGCCAAAAGGAGGGTGTTGCAGTCATTCAGAGATAGCATTCTATTAAGGAAAACGGAGTCTGTGCTTAAGGTAATTGCCGCAGATGACTCTAAGCTTGATGGATTCAACGCCTCCATGTTTCTGCTTGATGAATACCATGCAGCCAAAAATAGCCGCATGAAAGACGTACTCCAGTCTTCGCAAGGTATGCGTGATGATCCAATGGGAATGATAATAACTACTGCAGGATTTGATAAGCTTGGCGCGTGCTATAGTTACCGAACAATGTGTATTGAAGTGTTGAAGGGTGCATCTAAGGATGACCGGCTGGTTATAGCGATCTTTAGTATAGATGATAATGACGACTGGAAGGATCCGTCCATATGGATAAAGAGTAATCCGAACTTAGGGATAACAGTAAAGAAGACATATATCGAAAGGCAGATTGGATTAGCAACTAATTCTCCAATCGAAGAAGTAGGGGTTAAAACTAAAACATTGAACGTGTGGTGTGACAGTTTGGATACGTGGATACCTGATGATTATATACTGGATTCCACTGCCCCGGTTAATTTGGATGACTTTGATAATGGGGATGATTGTTTTGTCGGAGTCGACCTTTCTTCTACTACCGACCTTGCCTCTGTTTCCTATCTGGTGACAAAGAATAATCTTTTATATTTTAAGACAGATTACTATTTGCCTGTGGAATCTCTTAAGACGAAAAAGCTAAAAGAGTTGTACGGCGAATGGCACAGGAAAGGAGCATTAAAGCTTACTCCTGGAAATGTGATTGATTACGATTATATACTGAACGATATTATGGAGGCAGACAAAAAGGTATTCATTCAAAAGATAGGTTACGACTCGTGGAACTCCACGCAGTTCGTTATCAACGCTGAAGAAAAAGGATTGCCAATGGAGCCTTTCTCTCAGACTATCGGGAACTTCAATAAACCAACTAAAGAACTTGAACGGTGTATTCTATCTGGCGGGGTGGTGATCGACAACAATATAATTACAAGGCACTGCTTTAGAAATGTGACAATGAAACGCGACTGGAACGGCAACACGAAGCCGTCTAAACAATTCGATGATAATAAAATTGACGGAGTAATAGCAATGGTTCAGGCATTCGGAACCTACTTAGAATCTCCTAGATACTCAAATACTATTTAACATGAAGATATTCGGATTCGAAATAAGGAGAGCCTCAAGCTCATTGAATTACCTGGGCATGCCGTATACGGGTGTGAATACCGGAAGCTCTGCAGCGATGATGTTGAGTGCTGTTTATCGTTGCGTTGAAGTAGTCTCCGATTCGGTAGCTCAATTGCCCATTGAACCATTTAAAATAGACAGCAATGGCTTTAGAATTAGGTACACAGAGCATCCAACCTACGACCTACTTTGTAATGAGCCAAATCAAGACATGACAAGGTTCACATTCCTTAAAACGATGGTTGCTTCTGTTTTGCTTCGTGGTAATGCGTATGCCTACATAGAGAGGGATGAAAAAGGAAACGCGATAGAACTTCAATTTAAACCATTCGACCAGGTAGAAGTTGTATGGGTTTTGATTAACGGCGTATACAGGAAGAGATACCGGGTAAATGGGTTTTATAGTTTGATTGAACCTCAGGATATGATCCACATCCTTAACTTTTCATATGACGGGATAGTCGGAGTTTCGACGCTTAAGCACGCTTCCAACATCATAGGACTTGCTACTTCAAGCGAAAAGCACGCGGCCGGATTCTTTAGTGGGGGCGGATCAATGGCGGGGATATTGAGTGTCATTGAAGGCCGGCTAACAGAAGATCAAAAAAAAGATATAAAGGACAAGTGGAGCGCTCAATTTGATCCTACGTTGGGAACCCCTAACGGGATTGCCGTATTGCAGGGAAATATGAAGTACCAGCCAATAACCGTCAGCCCTTCTGATGCTCAGTTGCTGGAGACAAGACAGTTTAACGTGGTGGATATTTGCCGGTTCTTCGGGGTGTCTCCTGTAAAGGCGTTTGATCTAACGAAGTCAAGCTACTCTACAGTTGAAGCTACACAGCTTGCTTTCTTAACGGATACGCTGGCTCCGGTCCTTGACAAATTCGAGCTTGAGTTTAGGAGAAAGTTGTATAAGCCATCTGAGCGGAAATCTATAGAGGTGAAGTTTGACAGATCTGAATCATTGAGCGCTGATAAGGCCGCTCAGAGTGCCTACTACAAGAACCTATTTGATGTAGGAGCTATTACACCAAACGAAATCAGAAAGGTAAATGGCTTGCCTCCGCTAGCAAATGGTGATCAGACTTTCGTGCAGGTCAACACTCATACGCTTGCAAATGCGATCAAAGACGTTGCGCCATCGAAAGAAATTATAAAGTAATCATAACTGTAAATTGGTATAAGATGGAAATTGATAAAGTTATTGAAGAAAGAGAAGTAAGGGCAACGCCTTATAAGGTTGTTGTGGCTGAAGATTCGAGGCATGTAGAGGGATATGCGCTCCTGTTCGGTGTCGAAAGTACTGACCTTGGGGGATTCACTGAGGTAATTGCGCCAGGAGCGCTTGATGGTGTTATAGAGAAAAGCGACGTGTTGGCTGTTTTGAATCATAATCCGAATCGTGGTGTGTTGGCCAGATTCAGAAAAGGCGGAGGATCGTTAGCATTAACCATTGATCAGAAGGGCCTAAAATACTCTTTTGAGGCTCCTAACACAGAAGTGGGAAATGAACTTATTGAAGCATTAAAGAGGGGTGATATTGATGCATCTAGCTTTTGCTTTACAACTGAAATTGATAAATGGGAGGAGCGGAAAGACAACACCTGGTTGCGGACGGTTGAGAAAATAAAACATTTATACGATGTTTCTCCTGTGTATAACGAGGCGTATAAAGGAACCACGGTGGCTTTACGAAGCCTGGAAGAACGCAAGCAGGCGCTTGATAAAGCCGAGCTTGATAAAGCTAAAGAAGAACAATTAAAGAATTATTATGTCGAACTAGAAAAAAGATTTTAAAGATGGCTAAGGAAAAAAGTACATTAGAGCTGAATGACGAAAAGTCTCAGCTTATCACAAAGAGAAATGCGATCGTGAGTAAAGCAAAGACTGAAAAACGTCAGCTTGACGAAACTGAAGGCAAAGAGGTTGATGAGATTTCTAATCAGTTGGTCGATATTGACATCGAACTTCGTGCGATTGAAGCTGCAAGCAAGAGATCCGGCAAGCCTCATGTTGCCATTCCTGTATCAAATCAGAGATTCTCTATCATCCGTGCCGTCAGAGAAGCCGCTAACGGTGGATCTTTCTCTGATGAAGTTGCTCAAGTTGTTGAAGCCGGTAACGCTGAAATGCGTAAGGCTGGGTTATCCGGTGAAGGTGGGCTTATTTTGCCATTTGAATATCGTGGTGATTTCGTATCTGCTGTTGTTGCTGGTGACGGAAAAGAGGCAGTAGGAGAAGATGTGATGAATATCATGGCTCCGCTTCGCCAGAACCTGACATTGGTACAGGCCGGTGCTACCTTCATGGGTGGATTGGTTGGGAATGTTCGCCTTCCGTCTTACAGCGGATCTACTGCAGCATGGGAAGATGAAGTTTCAACCGCTAAGAACGGAAAGGGAACATTCAGCGCGAAGACTATTTCGCCTAAGAGACTTACTTCTTTTGTGGATATCTCTAAACAGTTCCTGGCTCAGGAAAGTGCCGGTGCTGACGCTATGTTGAGAATGGATATCGTTTACGCGATAGCTGCTAAGCTTGAGTCTACCGTATTTGGCAAGCATGTGCATGCTGCTAATATGCCTGACGGTTTGTTCTTGACGGCTCCAACCATTAAGGGCCCTGCAACTTATGGGAACATCGTAGATATGGAATCGGCTGTTGACGTAAGCAATGCCCTCGTTGGCAACCTGTCTTATATTGGTCATACCGCATCTCGTGGTATCCTGAAGAAAGCGCTTAAGGCTGCCGATTCTGCTGCCGGCTTTATTGTTGGTCCTGATGGCAAGCTGAACGGATATCCATTGTTGGTATCAACAGGCGTTGCTTCCGGCCTTCAGGTTGGTGCTGATGAGTACGGATTGGTATTTGGTAACTGGGCCGACTATGTAATCGGTCAGTGGGGCGCTATTGAACTTACCGTAGATCCTTACACCAAGGCTGCTGAAGGTACAATCAGACTTGTCATCAACTCTTATTTTGATGCTGTTGCTCGTAGAGATGTAAGTTTCAAAACCGCTTCATTGAAATAATCATGGCTGCACCTTATGTTTCTTTGGAACAAGCAAAAAAGCACCTCATGGTTGATGCCTCATTCACTGAGGATGACGGCTACATATTTGAGTTGATAGAGGTTGCTGAAAATGTAGTTGCTGAAGAGCTATGTGTGACTCTTGCTGAGATAGAAACTCCGGAGGGCTTTATGCCCCCTGGAGTTCGTCAGGCAATTCTTCTACTTGTAGGCAATTACTATTCAAACCGTGAGCCTGTTGCTTTTGCGTCATCATCTAAAGTGCCTTTGTCGTATGATTATCTAATTGGACTTTATAGAAACTACAAGGGATGAGAGCGGGATTAATGAAAGATATCATAACTATTCAGCGACCTGTAAAAGGGGAGAGTGAGTTTTCGGGGGTAGTATCTACCTACGAAAATTATATCACGACTCGCGCTGACGTGACCCATCTATCGGGTAAAAGAGTTATGAACGCCTCTGAAGTTTTTCTTTCAAGTACGGTTCAATTTTCAGTAAGGTACTATCATGATATTGCTTATGGAATGAGAATCCTGCACAAGGGATCTAAGTATAAGATAACTGATATCAATCCGGTAAAGAGTACTCAGTCAATTATAATCACGGGGGAATTAGTCAATGAGTAACGGGATCGAATTTGAAAGCGAAGATGTAAAGCTGATGTTTGCAAGGCTTACTCAAAAAGGCAGGAATAAAACATTCACAACTGCATTGAGAAAGGCCGGCCAGATACTCCAGAAGGAAACTGAAAAGAAGTATAAAGCAGAAACCGGACTTGGGAATATTAAGGTGAAGGTGACAAAAAAAGGCAAGGAGAGAACAAAGACAAAGCGAATTGCTACAGTAACGGTCACTAAAGATCTTGAGGCTAAAGTACACATCATGGCCAATTACAAAACTAAATGGCTTGAACTTGGAACAAAGCCTCGTATAACTAAAGGCCACAAGCATATCGGATATTATACTTTAAGAGCAGGAGGCGGTGCAAGGCAATATAAGGCAAGATCAGGTAAAGGCGGATATAGAGGTCGGATAGGTCCAAAGCTGCTATTCAGAGATGCAAAGATAGCAACCGAAAAGCAAGTGTTTAACAGCATAAGCAAGCAGGTTAATGAGGAGATTGTAAAGCTCGCTAAATCAGAAAACAGATTTATTAATAAATAGATATGAGCGTACTGAGTATAGGAAAAGTGGTTAAGTATTTGCTTGCTGGTGACACAGGAGTAACAGGCTTCGTTGGTAAGAACATATATCCAATTGTTGTCCCTGTTCAGGTTGATGGCCCAGTCATCGCCTATGCAAGACTGAACATTACCACTGACGAAACAAAGGATGGACCTTACATGGAGTCGGTGACTGTAGAGGTTACATGTACTGGTGATACTTACGAGGGCGCGATAGATCTGGCTGAAGCTGCAAGGCTGGCTATAGAAAATAAGACTGGCTCTATCAAGGGCCTTGATATTAGTAGCTCAAAAATGATAGATGCTGACGAAGATAATCAGGACGGAGTGTATACGCAATCATTGTTGTTCGAATTTAAAATAGATAAATAATATGCCAAAAGGAATTAACGGTAAAGATTTAATGCTGTTTACCACAGCAGGTGGAGCTAAAAAAGCAATAGGCCTTTCCACCACATGTTCGATCGCCATTAACGCCTCTGTTGTTGCCGTAACAACGAAAGATTCAGGCGAATGGGAGGATAATGAAATTGAGAAATTCAGTTTTACAGCATCAGCGGATCAGCTTTTTATAGAGACTGAGTTCGACGATTTGTTTGAAGCTATGATCTCGAAAACGCCGGTTGATGTAGATTTCGCTCTATCGGCTGAACCAACAAGTGAAGCAATACCAGTTGCCGGATGGACGGCTAAGGTGGGCGGGTATCAGGGTAAGGTTTTGATTACTGCTTTGAATCCAACGGCCCCTGTTTCAGGAAAAGCTACTTGCGCAATCACTTTCACGGGAACTGGTAAACTAGTTAAAGGAGTTGCCTAATGGTTATCCTAGGTAAAGAATATGAATTAAAATGGACGATCCGCGGGCGCTTTATCTTTGAGCAAATCGTGGGTCGTGCATTTGATCCATCTAAACTGATGGATGAGTACGTGTTGTTCTACAGCTTACTTCTTGCTAACAATGGAGATACGTTCTTAACCCCATTTGAGGAGTTTATCAGCGAGTGCGACAAAGACAGATCTATATTTATAGAGTATCGTAAATGGTTTTTGGATGTTGTAAAGCAAGAAGCTTTAGTACTTCAAGGAGTCGAAAGTGCTGAAAAAAAAAAGAAGATAAAGAAGTAAAATCAATTACGATTAGCGAATTGTACAGGATCATTGTCATCGAATTGGGCTTTGATCCTTTGTACTTTATGGATAAGATGAAATCGTATGAGATTCGATTGATACTTGAAAGCCGTCAGTACAGATTTAAGGATGAATGGGAGAGGTTTAGGGTTATTTCCTACATAACAGCGCAAGGTAATTCAACCGAAAAGCTATCGCCTGAGGATATTATAACGTTTCCCTGGGATAAAAAAACGATTATTGAAACAAGTGAAGATGACTTGGAAAGACTAAGAAGAAAAGCACAGGAACGAATTAACGAAAATAAAATAGGAGGATAACATATGGCGGCGGATCTAGTCACAAGATTGTTGTTAGAGACAAAAATGTTCGATGACAATATTAAAAAGTCGGCAAGTCAGATTGCCTCTTTTGAAAACAATGTTAAAGTAGCCGGGAGCTCTGTAACTTCTTTTATTGGAAAGTTTGGAGCTATGACTGGCATTGGCATGGGTATATCTGATATCGTTAATACAACTATGAAGTTCGAAAAGGCGCTTTCGTCGCTAAGGTCCATAACAGGTCTTACTGCCGAAGAAATGGTCTTTTTCCAAAAAGAAGCTATCAGGATGTCAGGCACAAGCACGAAGTCGGCAAGTGAAATAGTTGAAGCATTTCAGCTTATTGGATCAGCCAGGGCGGAGCTACTGAAAAACAAAGAAGCTCTTGTTGAAGTAACTAATCAGGCGGTAATATTATCAGAGGCTGCTGGGATTGATGTCCCAACGGCTGCAAAAGCACTTACAGGTTCTCTTGGGCAAATGGGTGTTTCGTCCAGCAAGGCTGGTGAATTTGTAAATATATTAGCGGCAGCCGCGCAGGAAGGTTCTGCTGAAATAGATTATCTTAATACTGCTATAGAAAAATCAGGGGGGGCTGCGTCCAGCGTCGGTATTGATTTCGTAGAGCTTGTATCTTCAATAGAGGCTATTTCGCCTAAGATATCGGAGGCAAGTGTAGCAGGTACAAATCTAAGAAATATATTTTTGACTTTGGAAAGCTCTTCTGATAAAAAACTTAAACCCTCAGTCGTTGGGCTTGGGGGGGCTATAGAAGAACTATCAAAGAGGCAAATGAGCGTTACTCAACTTACAGGACTGTTCGGAAAGGAAACTATCACCGCTGCGCTAGCGTTGATAAACGCAAAAGATAGCTATAACTACTATACAGAAGCGATAGTGGGAACAAATTCGGCCCTTGAACAACAGAAAATAAATAACGGAAACCTTGCAGGATCGATTAAATCGGTGTCATCAGCATGGGAGGCACTCATTTTAACCATGAATAAAAGCAATGGATTTTTGTCAACCACAATGAATGGCGTGGCCGCTTTTCTTGGGGATATTGCCAAACTTGCAGAGACTACGGACGATAAGAAAAACTCTGCAATTGAAAAAAAGGCAAATTCCATTCTAAGTAAGGTAAAAGGAAGTGTGGATGCAAATAAATCCGGAGGAATTTCCAACGATAGATCTGTTCAGTTAGCCAAAAATGAGTACGACTCTAGTTACGGATATTTGGTTGATAAATACAAGAGCGATATAGTTTCGCTTTCCCTTTCGTTAAAAAATAAAGAGAAAGAATTATACGATTCAAATAAAAACAATGGAGCGTTAAGCGGCACTTCGATTTCTCTAGCAAAAGAAGCCAAACTGCTTAGAGATACCATTGATTTGACGAATGAAAAAATATCAGTTCAAAAAAAGGCAAATAATCTTGTCGCTAATTTCTTTACAGATGCATCAGCGGATAGTCCGGCAGATGATGTAAAATCAAAAAACGAATCAAACAAAAAAGTAAAAGTCAAATCATCTTATGTTGTACAGGATCTCGATCAAAAAAACATCGATGGAATTAGAAAAGAGCTGCAGGAAAAGCTTAGCAAGATAGGTGATGCTCCTTTAGAGTTGGCAATGCCTATTAAATACGTTGAAAGTGAAGAGCAGTCGGACATAAAGGGTAGTATAGCCGATAAGGAATCGGAGCTTCAGGCACTATATGTTGCTTACGGCGAAGCAACGAGTGCAGACTTAAGAAAGATTTATGCTGAAAGAATAACAGATGTTGAAAATGCGCTTGATGAAATGAATTCATCTGCAGAAAATGGAATGGTCAACATAGCTGAATTGATAAACAACCTTGTGGAGAATTCAATTATAACATCATTCCAGACGCTTGGAGAAGCCATTGGTTCTGGAGACTTTGGGGCTGGAATGAAAGAAGGCCTTATTTCATTGATGGGTATCCTTGAACAATTTGGAGCGGCTCTGATTGCTACTGGAGTAGCAAAACTTGCGCTTGACGCGGTGTGGATTTCCGGAGCCGGTGCGATAATAGCCGGGGGGGCGTTAGTTGTTGCCGCTGGAGTAGCAAAAGGTGTTCTGTCTCAAACGTCCGATTTCGCCGACGGCGGTATTGTATACGGTGAAACGTTTGCAAGGGTTGGTGAGTATGCCGGAGCAAATACCAACCCTGAGGTAATTGCTCCATTGAACAAGCTGAGAGATATCCTTGGAGGCGGAAGTCCTGGAGGAAACGTTCATCTTAGTGGAGAATTCAAAATAAGAGCCAAAGATTTGGTATACGTAATTGACAAACAAATAAGATTTAACGAAAGAACATAATATGACACTAAAATACTATTCGGACTTTATTTCTTCAGATGGTAACGCTTATCGTGTGGAAATACTGAAAGATTTTATAGGATCGGCTGAAGAAGTGACTCTTATGGCCGATCCTATTACGATTGAATGGCAAGATGTAGATAAAATTAAACCTATACACAAAAGCCGGGCAACTGTTAGACTGTTTTCAAATACCGATCGTAGGTTTATCGACCTCTATACGTCTGTTGTAGGGTCCGTTTTGTTGCGTGTTACGCGTGACAATGTGATATATTGGTCCGGAACGATGGATACAGAGCAGTACGAAGAGCCATACAGCTACAAATCCGGCTATGCGGTTAACATTACCTTTTCAGATTTCGCCCCGTTAGATCGGTTTAAATGGGGCAATACTGGTATACAGTCGATAAACGATATTATTCTGGCTTGTTTATCCAAATCAGGGGTGGAATATAGCTCTATAGACCAACAGATTTCTACTCAAGGTGGAATATTAAGTCATTTGCTCAACAATGAGAACTTTTACGAAGACGAAAGTCCGAAGACCTACCTCGACGTATTAGAGTCTGTTCTTCAGCCGTTCGCTTTAAAAATAGTCCAGAAAAATGGGAAAATATGCATTTTTGATCTGAATGCGATGTATTCTGTTACTCCTGCGACTCTTACCGCGAAAGGAACGGACTCAATTCTTTCGGCCGACAAGATCTACAACAACGTGACGGTAAACTTTTCGCCTCTTGAAAACTTTGACATCATAGATGCTTCCGTTGACTATGACAGTGTTAGAAATTGGGGAGTTCGTCCGGTTGGAGTAGACAATGTTGAAGGATCTCCTAAGGGATTTGACCTGTATACAGACGTAATCGGAGAGGGGTTGAACACCGCATCGGGTGAATACTTCAAGATAGCCCCTGTATACAGCGGTCAAAAAGAGGCTGGTGTAGCCTGGAGAATTAAGACGGCATACAACACTACTGAAGACACAATCAATCCTGCTATAACAATAGCCGAAAACGCCTCCTATGATTATGTGCTCAGAGCGCCTACAACAAAATACATAAGCAATATTCAGAGCGACAACAGGATAAGAATAAAGCTGATGATGATGTTCGATGTTCGATATAATCCCTTTGAACCTGCAGGAGAAAAGAACGAAGAGGGAAACTATGACGACCTTAAGAACTGGTGCAACTTTGCCTACGTGCCATTTACGCTATTACTGAAGGATGCATCGGGAAATGTCATTGCTCACTACAAGAACAAGAATGTATACGACTCAAGCAGCTATCCTCCGGCAACCGGATGGGTGTATGATTCTGCATGGTCCAGGACTGATGGCTATCTGGCATTTTACAACACGTCTAATCGTAAGAGCGAGACCGGAATGGGCGCCTGGGCTACCAACAAACCCTGTATCGGTTTTTATCAGGGCAATTTGCCTAAGATTTACACCTATATGAATGACGGCGAGTATATCAGTATACCCAACATTCCGGGATGGCTTGAATTTACGGTTTATCCTGGCGTTGATACGTTTGATTATGGTCGTGAGATGAAGCCCATAAACCCAAAAATACGATGGGTACTCTATAAGAGCGTAAAGATTGAATTGGTAGACAGGTATGGAAATAACCTTGAGCAAAAAGATGTTGAATACTCTGCATGGCTTAACGATTCAGCCTCAGAGGAGTTGAGTCTTGACACTATTATAGGAACAATGAAGACACCTGCTGCTACAGCTAAAGGGCTTATATCGGATCCTTCAGGCGCTATCGTGAGCAAATTTATTCGTGCAGGATTGAACGACTATCTTGAAAATCTTTTAATAGGTACGATATACAGCAATTATGCCAAAAGAATGAATGTAATTGACGGCACTTATGCCCTGATTCCCGGCTATATTCCGGTTACAGAAGACGGAAAAAAATATATTATAGTAGGAGAAGAGCAGAATTTAAGGCTTGGTAAAAGTAGAATGAAAATAGTTGAGTTTGCACCCGATACATACACAGGAATAGAATATGGGACAGTTTAATGTAATTCAGAAAACAAAAACAGCGTCAGTATTAGGAGGCAATTCGAATGCAGTATATGCTAATAACCATACTCATGGAAATAAAGATCTACTTGACCTTATTACACAAGGTAATTTGGACGTACTGTCACATCTTAGTATTGTAGATGGCCGGATAAAAGTGGATACAGACTTTTGGTCTACCGGAGAAGTGTCGGCTTATGGGGATGGAACGATTGGGGGCGGTGGTGCTTCGGGGTCGTTGGGTGGGCTTGTTAACGTGGGGTTGTGGGCGGACGAAGTTCCGGCTGCTTCGCGGATTATGGTTCAATTGGCCGGGGCGACACACTGGTCAAGTAAATTGTTGTCTGAAGTTGTTGGGCTTGACACTGTGGC